GCTGCCAGTTTATGGCACCTGAAGAAATTCAAAGGATCACAGGAAGCACTTTGCCAAATGATGTGTCCGATATTCACAACGAATTTGATCTAAATATCCGGTTTGATATTCTTGATCTTGATCCAGAGCATTTGACTCGCAAAATTGAAGGGTTGACCAAAATTAGCCAAATGGACACTGGCGGCGTTCTTAATAAGAACAGAATCACAGAAATGTTGATTCGAGCTGTTGCGCCTGAAATGGCGAACGATTTGATTGTTAATCAGGAGCAGGCTAGTCAGAAAATGTTTAAGGACGTTCAAAGCGATATTGCCCTTATGCTTTTGGGTAATGAAGCCCTTTATCAAGAAAACGATCCCGCCGCTTCGACTAAAATGCAGTATGCGCAACAGATTATTCAGAGTAATTCGAAAGCTCAGGCGGCACTTCAGCAGGACCAGAATTTCCAAGCGTTGTTCCAAAACTACGTAAAAAGCCTGCAAATGAGCATGATGCAGCAGCAAAACGCGCAAATTGGGCGCATTGGAGTTAGCCAGATTCAAGGCCAGCAACCTACAGCATGACGGACGAACAAAAAAACGCTTTTGGGTTTAGCGGAAAAAGTTTGCTTTGGGATGAGCTATGCAAAATCCTTAACGCGCTTCAGGAACAAGAAGTTCTAATTACTATTAGCCAAGACACAAAGGGCGAAGATAGGATTCATGCGGCTGGACGAGCCGATGGCGTCAATTTGGTATTAAATACGTTAAACCATTACAGAGAAGAAGCTAAAAGGCTTAATGGTATTGTTTAGTATTGACTGTTAATAGCAAATTTGCCACAACGGCATTACCGGGCCTTCTAGCGGTATCTAGATTGTATTAAAAGGACTTACTGCCATACCAGTATGCAAGATAAAGCAGAACAACCTGATTCCGGGGTTCAGGTGGAAGATAAATCCCCCGTAGCGGAAAAACTCGGTCTCCTAAACTCAAAAAGTCTTAGCGACTTGTTGAGGTCTGGGTTCCTTGACGAGAAGGAGGAAGCTCCCGCCAAAGAGGAGAAAACGGAATCTGAAGAGCTAGAAAAGCTTGAGGAAACCGAAGAAAAACCTGCCGAAGAAGAGTTGGCAGAAGAAGAACCTGAAGAAGAAAAATCTTCCCTTACAAAAGGCGTTCAAAAGAGAATCAACAAACTTGTAGCGGCTAAAAAGCAGGCGCAGGCAGAACTTGAAGCTCAGAAAGCGCAGCTTTTGAACATGCAGCGTGAACTTGATTCAGTCAAGAAGCTGCAAGGAACACAAAAATCAGAACTATCAAGTGCCGTTGAATCATTAGATAGCGTTGATGCTGTAAAGGAAGAATTTAAAAAGTCAGTCGAAGTAATCATGTGGTGCGAGGATAACCCTGATGGCGGGGAAATCGCGATGCCAGATGGCACTCAAGTCGAACTTAGTTCGGATGAAGTGAAAAAAATGAAACGACTGGCTGTTAGACGGAAAGAGCTTGAGCTACCTGAGCGGTTCAAATTTTTGAACGATCAGCAATCAGCGGAAGCTGAAGTAGTAAAAGACTTTCCTTGGTGGGCAAAGCCTGAAACAGAAGAATATCAAGCGGCACAAGTAGTCATGCAAGAATTTCCTGAGCTTCGCAAAAAGCGAGCGGACTGGAAGCATGTAGCCGGTTTGATTGTTTTGGGTATGAAAGCTTACACGGACCAGAAGAGTAACAAGACTAAAGTAACTCAGATTAAAAAAGCTCCTCCGCAGCCCGGTGTAACTAAAGCCTCACCTAGTGTAACTTCTTCAACGGATCTTCAAAAAGCGAGGCAAAGCTTCGCCAAAAACAACTCTGATAAAGCCGGTTTGACTGACCTAGTAAAAGCGATGGGATTTGTTTAACCACTTAACTTAGAAAGAACTTTAGTTTATGCCTCTTCTTACTGAACCTAACTTGTCCGGACGCGGAAAACGCGAGGACTTGATGGATATGATTGCACTTGTGGACGCGAAGGACACTCCTTTTACGTCTATGGCCAAAAAAGGCTCTAAGCCCGGGAATATGTATTTCCGTTGGCAAAGCGATAGCTTGCCTTCCCCTCAGGTTGGTGGCGTTGTTGACGGAACGGATGTTAGTGCTTACGACAACTATGTTGTTAACTTTCGTTCTGAACTTGCCAACTATGCGCAGGTTTTCCGGCGTGCTGTCCGTGTTTCCCGTTTGACTCAAGATGTGGCCGATGTGGCTGGTATCCGTGATGAACTTGCGGACAACGTCAGCAAAGCCATTACTGGTATCAAGCGTGACATGGAAGCCACGTTTTGCTCTAACCAAGTTTCGCAAGCCGACAACGGCAGCGTAGCTTATCGGACTGCTGGCGTTCAAACATGGATTTCCACTGCTGGCACTGGCACCCCGACGCCTGGCGATATTCCTTCGGCGTTTAGGACTCCTTCGGCTAGCATTCTGACTGGTGCTTCTAGCTCTTTGACCGATTCAGGGTTGCAGGGTGTTTTAAAAAGCATCTTCGATCAGACTGGTCATTTTACTAGTTTTGATTGCATTGTTGGAACGGACCTTAAACGTGCGTTTACTGGGTTGCTTGGCACCACTTCGCTCACCACGACTAGCACCGCTGGCGTGACTGGCTCGGGAGCTACTCGCGTCCAGACGTTCCAACGGGATGCCGCTGCTGACACGTTTATTCAGTCTCTAGATGTGTTTGAAGGTGACTTCGGTCTTATCCGGTTGCACCCGACCACGTTTATGGGCACTGTGTCTGGCTCTACTTGGACTCCTACCGCGTTCAAAGGTTTGCTGCTTGATATGAATCTTATTGAGGTTCGTTATGGCGGAAACGTGGCTAATGTTACGGCTCTTCCTGATTACGGTGGCGGCCCCGCTCGCATGGTTGAAGCGGTTGCTGGCCTTGTGGTTGGGAATCCTCTGGGGCTCGGTAAATTCGATTACAGCTCCTAGGATCTAGGATAAAGCGACACCTGCTAAAGATCGGGAGCGCCCGGTCGATCAAGTGGTGTGACTGCTGGAGAGACAGCACTTTTTCTATGTTTAACATCGACTCTTCACTTGTAGGCCAGCTTGAACAAGAGCTTCGGACTGGTTGGAACAAAAACCGCGTGGACGCAGCTATTCAGGCGAAACAATCTGGATACGAAAACAACAAACGCCACAAGGCGGTTGAAGGGTTGGGCGCGCTTAAGGCTCGTATTCCTCCCACGGCTTACCATTTTTGGGGTCAGAAGTTGGGTTACGATTGTTGGAACGACAAGCGGTTTATGCACGAATTTCTTCGGGATAACCCGGAATGTAGAGTTAATTCTGGCGGAACCAAAGAAATTCAGGTAGGTTACACACCGTCCAACTACCGTAGTCGCACAGTTTATCAATGAAAACAGTTCCGTTTAGTGACATTCTATCTAACGTTTGCCAAATTGTTGGCCTTGATAGAATTACACTGAACGACAAAGGATTTTTTGCCATTAGGGATCTTGCCAATCGGCGGATTGGTCAGGTTTGGGATCGGGAAGAATGGCCTGATATTGAGCGTTATACGGAGGCGTATCCCGGAAATCCAGTAACTTCAGTTGATTTTGAAGCGCCTGTTTTGGTTACTGACACGGGCGAATCCATTGTAACGGCTCTTGGCGAGCTGCTCATCGCAAGCACTGGTCAGAATGAAACCGTTATTCAATTGGACACGGATTTTCCAAGAATCTATCTAGCTAATTTTGAAGAGGACGCTTACAAGCTCGGGACGGTTGGAAGCACAAAGCTGAAGATTCTTAACGGTTTCTATCTGACGCTTGAGGATGGATCTTCATACAATTCAGAAGATCATGAGTATGAGTTTACGTATAGCACAGCTACGGACGATGTGGGTGTTTACATTACGTCTGTTAAAATTGAAGTTCCGATTGGCACAAGCTCGCCAATCACGTTTGGGCTTAACGGATCGTTGACTCCAGTTTTGTCGTTTCTTAAAAATAAGAATAACGTAGTTAAATTGCCTACAATTGTTGTTCATGGCCTGGACTCTTGGGACAAAGATCCCCGTGGAACTAGTAGGCTTGCGCCGTCTGAGTTTTTGCTTGAGGAAATCTCGCTTGAAGGCAGCGCAAACGATTCCACGTTTCTTAGGTTTGCTAACGATAAGAAAAAAACAATTAAATACCGCCTTGCCGCGCCTAGGTTGACCGGTATGAAGGCGCAGCCGCAACAATACCAAGAAGGAGCTAGCGTTTATTATGACGTTGTTCAGCAAAGTGCGGACTATTATCCTTCGGTATCTTCCAAAGGTTCTAGTGGAGATTTTTGGTCTGCAAAAACGCTTGTGGGTGCGGGCACGTATCCGCAAAACGGGTCTGCATATTGGAAAAAGCTAGAGATTCCAATGCGGTTTAAAGACTACGTCATTAACGGGACTTCGGCTGATTTTATGCGAAGTGAAGGTCGCGCAGAGGAAGCTAATATATTTGAAGGATTGGCTGAACAATCTATTCAGCAACAAATTGACGTTTATATTCGCCAACAAGGTCAGAATATGCGAATGAATATGGTTTACACCTATTAAGGTATGTCTAAGACAATTTCACAGCTTCCAATTGCGTCAACTGTAGCGTCTGCGGATGTGTTCCCGCTGGATCAAGGAGGGCTTACTAAACAAGCTACGTTGAGTGTTATTGCCGCAGGCCTGCCTGCTGGAACTGGAACAGGTGGTTTGGTTAGGCAAGAGTATCCTGTATTTAGTACTGGATTTGCTACAAATGCAATTAACGGAACATCTAATTCTGGCGCATATTCTGTAGTTGGTGGCGCTGTTTACGGAGCTTCTGGTGGCGGTTGGGTTTCTTTGTATGGGGGAACAAACGTAGGTAATCCGGGGCTTGTTCAAATAGGTAGAAACACATCTGCATTAGTTAATATTGCCGCTGACGGAATTAGACTTGTAAATAACGGAGCAGCTTTGTTTTTTACTGATACAGGCTCAACAAGCCCTTACATGGTTTCTTCTGTTGACGGTAATTTTTATTTTACCGGAACTAACGCGGCTGGAGCTGGACGAGTTATTTTTCAATGTTTGATGAGAAGTGATACTTCTCCTTTTGTTGTTTATCCACCGCTTCAAATCGGCGCTTCAGGCTCGCCAATTCAAAGCGTAATTACAACTTTATTTAACCACACTCCTGCTGCTATTGCGGCTAACGGAGGTGTGCAAACGCTTGATGTGACGCTTACTGGAGCAACTGCAACTAGAAATACAATTGTAGAATGCCCGGGCGGAACGAGTAACAACGCTATTATTCTTAAAGCTAATTTTGTTGCAGCTAATACAATAAGGGTTTATTGGATTAATCCAACCGCTGCTTCTGTTACTCTTTCTAACGCTAATTATCAAATTACTGTTATTAACTTTTAACTATGGAAATTCTTGTTACTTCTCCGCGTTCTGTTATTGTTGACGGCGTTAATTTTGGCGCTGTAGCTGATGTTATTGCCAACAATAAGCAACTAGCTTCAGGCATTCAAATTGCGCTTCAGAAATATGATGAAGAGCAAAAAACTCTGCTTAACTCTGTTAAAGCCGAGCTAGCTGGAAATCAGGCTTATCAAAAGGAAGCAATCAAGCGAGCCAAAGAGGTTATCGCTTCTGGTAATTTTCAGGCATTGGAAAGCGTGCTTTTGTTTGCCGAAGCTGATTTTAAAGATAAAGAACGCCAGAAAGCCCTTGAGGAAATTCAGAAGCAAGAAGAAAAACTTAACAAGCGTAAGCAGGAACTTGGTCTATGAATTTAGCTGCAACTAAGAAAAACATTAAGGTTACGTCGGTCAATGCCGACCAGCTTGACCGCAATTCGTTTGCTTCTACTATTGCGTCCGGTTGGGATTCTGGTTTTTGGTCTCTTGTAAATCTTGGAGCAGGAATGGCTTCTAGCCAGTCTGGTGGTAACGGGATTATTACTTCTGGGACTACTGCTAACGCAGAAACTATTTATAGGCATCCCCAGTCTGTAAACGGAAACTGTGTAATGCGGTATAAAACCACGCTTTTACAGCGCATTGCTAACCAGACTATTTTTTATGAACTGGTTGATGTTATTGGCGATGATCTTGCCATTACTGTAAATAGCGCAACTTCTATCACTGTTACGTTTCCTGATTCGTTTCCAATTAGCTCTGGCAATGTAGGCCAAAGCATGTCTATTGGTGACATTACTGGCATTTCTGGGGCTATTCCGGGTCGATACGCCATTGCTAGTGTTTCTGGTCAAACTGCTAATTTTACTGTAGCTGGTTGGCCTGTTTCTGGTTCTGGAACGTGTTCAGCGTTTGGTTGGAATGGGTTTCGTTTTACTTACGATGGAGTTACCGCCACTTCCGCTAAATTTGATTCTTATCGTAACGGATACGGCTCTGGTGATAGTATAATCTCTATTAACACTACGGCTTCTGGTCATGTATCGGCACTGTTTAATGAAGATGGTTTTGCTTACGCGCTTGATGCGGCTACTAACACTACTGTTTTCACCCAGCGTGCTCAACGTTCCGAAAGCATTTCGTCAAATTCAACTCAACTTTTTTTGCAAGTTCGAGTTGTTAACGGTCCTGTAGCTCCGGCTTCTTCGACTACTGTAACTACTGGATTTGCTCATTTAAATGAATGGGATTCTAGTGTTATTTCAATTTCTAGACAACCGGGCGCAACTGGAAATAATGTAGTTAACGTGGCTTCAATGCCATCTCTTGTAATTGCATCGGGCACAATTACAACAGTTACTACAGCAGGAACGCCAGCAGCTCCCGCCACGCCTTACATTTTGAACTCAGCGGCGACAACAAACGCCGCTCTTGTTCTAACCGGAACATCCGGCTTGCACGCATTTTATGCGACAAACACAGGAGCCGCCGCCGCGTTTGTGAAGCTCTACAACAAAGCGACCGCGCCGGTTCTCGCTTCAGACGTTCCCGCAATGATTATCCCTGTTCCGGCAGCCGTGGGCGGCGTGCCTGGCGTGGCCACCCTGCCCATCGGCTTTAATGGGTTCCGGTTTTCGCTCGGGCTGGGCATCGCAATCACGGGCGGGGTGGCGGACAACGACACAACTGCCGTTGCTGCTGGGCAGGTTAAAGTTATTCTTAGCAGAACTGTTTAATATTTATGAAACTAACATCGTTTTACGTTGACCTTCAAAGTAGTCTTGTAACCTGCCAGTGTGAATTGGTTGTGCAGGATAACAAAGTAAAAATTCCGTTTACCATTCCTGAGGCGCTTCTTTACAATGAGGCTCTTAATCGCGGACAAGATACTTGGGAAAATATTGATGTCTGCACCGTTGGAAGCGGTATTCTTGGGCAGACTTTAACCGTATGACATGGACTCTCGTTCACAGAAAAATCTAGATTCACTCTATGAACCTACAAGGAATAGATTTTCAGAATTTCTCGCAGAGGTTCAAATACTCGCCGGGCAAAAAGGATTGGAATATAGAGCTATTTGCGGAACGAGAA